AATCCCGGCCAGCGTCGGCTCAACCGGCGCGAGCCGACGCCGACAAAGGGTCGCCCCCCGAAGCCGCGACACCTGGAGGACAAGGCGAAGCGGAAGTGGGAATGGCTCGTCCAACGGTTGGGCGAGATGGGTGTCCTGACGATGGCGGATGGGTTGGCGTTGGAGTTGCTGGCCGACGCCTACGGGGAATATCGCGAGGCCCGTGCTGTACTGAGAAAGCAGGGGTTAACTTTCATCGCGGGCGATGTCGTGCGGCCGCGACCGGAGGTACAGATTGCCAACAAAGCGTGGGCAAGGGTGGCGAAGATGCTGATTGAGTTCGGTCTCACACCGTCTGCTCGCGTGCGGCTGCAAGTCGAGTCGACGGCTACTAACGACGCAGCCGAAGATGAAAGGCTCCTAGGCTGATGCACGACGCGCGCAAGGCCGATGATGCCGTGACGTTCTTCCGGCGATTCCTGCGCCACGTGAAGGGCGCGCGCGCTGGCCGGCCGTTCTTGCTGGAACCCTGGCAGGAAGACATCACGCGCACGCTGTTCGGCACGGTGAATGCGTTGGGCTGCCGGCAATACCGGACCGCCTACATCGAAGTGCCGAGAAAGAACGGCAAGAGCACGTGGGTTGCCGGTATCGCGTTGCGGCTGCTCTTCGAGGGCGAGCCGGGCGCGGAGATCTACGGCGCCGCCAGCGACCGCGATCAGGCGTCCATCGTCTTCAATATCGCGGCGTCAATGGTCCGCAAATCGCCGGCTTTGGAAAGGCGCTGCCGGATCATCGACACGCAGAAGCGGATCGTCGTGCCCAAAACAGAGAGCGTGTATCGGGCCCTCCCCGCTGATGCCGCCGGCGCGCACGGTTATAACAGCCACGGGATCGTCTTCGACGAGCTGCACACCCAGCCGAACCGCGAACTCTGGGACGTGCTGACCAGCTCGGTCGGCGCCCGCGACCAGCCGCTGACCATCGCCATCACGACCGCGGGATTCGATCGCGAATCCATCTGTTGGGAGCAACATCAGTACGCCCTCGCCGTCCGCGACGGGGAGATCGACGACCCGACCTTCCTGCCGGTGATTTACGCCGCCCCGCCAGAGGCACCGTGGGACGACCCCGACGTCTGGCGTCAGGCCAACCCCTGCTACGGCGTCTCCATCAGGCCGGAGTACTTGGCCGAGAAATGCGCCCAGGCCCAGCGCACGCCGGCAGCCGAGAACACCTTTCGCCGGCTGCACCTCAACCAATGGACCGAACAGGCGGTGCGCTGGCTGCCGATGGAACGCTGGGACGCCTGCGCCGGTCCGGTCAGCGAAGCCGAACTCTTGGGCCGCGACTGCTACGGCGGCCTCGACCTGGCCACGGTGCGCGACCTGGCAGCGTTGGTGCTGGTGTTTCCCGATGATGGCGGCTACGTCGTCCTGCCCTATTTCTGGTGCCCGACGGATGGCGCCCGCCAGCGGCAGCGACAAGACCGCGCGCCCTACCTCGACTGGTTCCAGGCAGGATTTTTGGAGCTGACCGACGGTGCGACCACCGACTACGCTGTCATTCGTCGCCGCATCAACGAGCTTAGCGAGCGCTTCCATGTCCGCGAGATCGCCATCGACCGCTGGAACTCGACGCAGCTCCAACAGCAACTCGACGGCGATGGGCTGACCGTCGTCCAGTTCGGCCAGGGCTTCGCCGCGATGAGCGCGCCCACCAAGGAAGTGGAACGCCTGGTCGTCGAAGGCAAGCTGCGTCATGGCGGCCATCCGGTGTTGCGCTGGAACGCCGCTAACGTCTCCGTGGAGGAGGATGCCGCCGGCAACAAAAAGCCGAGCAAGAAGAAGTCGAGCGAGAAGATCGATGGCATCGTCGCGCTGGTGATGGCGATCGGCCGGGCGATGGTCCAACCGGAGCAGCGTGGATCGGTGTACGAGTCTCGGGGAGCGCTGATCCTATGATCGGACTTATCAAAAAGCTCTGGTCGATGGCGCGGTCGACCTCTGCCGGCAACCCGTCCATAGGCCACTCGATCCTGATGGGCAGACCAGCGGCAGGGATCGACGTCAATGAGAACACCGCCCTCGCCTATGCCGCGGTCTGGGCGTGCGTCCGCGCGATCAGCGAAACGCTCGCGACCCTTGCGTGGCACGTCTACGAGATGGATGCGGAGGGCAATCGCCGGATCGCCGCCGAGGATCCTGTCGATCGCTTACTGCACCTCCAACCCAACCCCGAGACGACGCGCGTGACCTTCGTCGAGACCCTGACGGCGCACCTGCTCACTTGGGGCAACGCCTACGCTGAAATTGAGCGAGATCGCCGCGGGGTCCCGCTGGCGCTCTGGGTGATCACCCCCGATCGCGTCCGCGTGCTGCGCGATCCAGACTCGCGCGAGCTGGTCTATGAGGTGCGCGAGGACAGCGGCGAGACGACGTTCCTGCGGGCCGGAGACGTGTTCCACCTTAAGGGTCTCGGGTACGACGGCACGGTGGGCTATTCGCCGATCCGCATGCACCGCGATTCGATCAGTTTAGGCTTGGCGTCGCAGGATTTCGGCGCCACCTTCTTCGGCAACGGTCTGCAGGCCTCGGGCGTAGTGACGCATCCGGGTATCCTGTCCGACGACGCGCGCGCCAACCTCAAAAAGTCGATGCGCGAGTACCGAGCCGGCGGACCGAACCGAATGGGATTTCTGCTGTTCGAGGAGGGTATCGAATACAAGCAATTGACCATCCCGCCGGAAGACGCGCAGTTTCTTGAAACCCGAAAATTTGAAGTGATCGAGATCGCCCGCATTTATCGGATCCCGCCGCACAAGATCGGCGACCTCGAACGGGCGACGTTCAGCAACATCGAGGCCCAGAACATCCAGTTCGCCACGGACACGATTGCGCCGTGGGCGGTGCGATGGGAAGCTGAAGCCAACCTCAAACTACTGGCCGATCCGCGCCGCTTTACGAAGATGAACCTGATGGCGATGGCCCGCGGCGACAGCGGCGCGCGCGCGAACTTCTACCAGACTATGCGCGACTTGGGCGCCTTTTCCGTGAACGACATCCTGCGGCTGGAGGACATGAATACGATCGGCGCGATCGGCGACGTTCGCTTGGTACCGATGAACATGCACACCTTGGAGCAAGCGGCCGGCGGCACGAAAGAGGACGGAGCTGCCGATGGTGCCGCGCAGGCGGCCTCTTCAGCCAGCACGGGCGAAGCGGCCGACGTGCAGCGGACGGCGCTCAACGGCGCCCAAGTCACCTCACTACTGCAGGTCGCGGAATTCGTCTCCCAATCGGTGCTGTCGAAAGAGGCGGCCAAGGGCGTCATCAACGTCTCGTTCCCGGCGACCGGCGAAGCACAGATCAACCGGATCGTCGACAACATTGAGCCGATGCAGACGCGGGAAACCAATGCCCAGGCTGACAACTCCTCTGCAGACGGAGCGAACGACAGCGAAAGCGATGACGGCGACGCCGGCGCGGTGCACGGGCCATGGGTGTTGGACGCCGCCGCGCGCGTCCTACACCGCGAAGCCAACGCGGTCGCCCGCGCCGCGAAGAGCACTTCGGGAGACTACCGGGCGTTTGACGAACGGGTCAGCCGTTTCTTTGCCGAGGATCGGCGCACGATTGTCGAGGCGTTCGCGCCGCTTTTCGCCGCGCTCGGTTGCCCGACAGCAAGGCTGTCCGTCATTGCGACAGACCACGCAGAGCAGCGCCGCACGGAGGCGCTCGACGCGTTCCGCTGCGGCTCGGTGGCCGACCTCTGCGAACGCTGGCAGTCGATCGAACCGGCCCTCACCGCCGGCATCGTGCTGATGAACGCTGAAGCCGCGCTAGATAAAAAGGAACTCTGTCATGCATCCTGAACTGTTTGCCGCGTTACCCTTGGGAAACTTCTGGGCGATGGAGCCGATCGCCTTCGCGTCCATGCTCCGGTTCCTGGCCGGCGTCCACATCGACGCCGCCAAAGTGGACGACGCCATCCGCGCGCGGCTGCCGATCGAACGGGTCGGCAACACTGCGGTGGTCCACCTGGTCGGGCCGATGCTCCGGAACGCGGGCTGGCTCGAATTCTACGGCTTCGCCTCGACGCGCAAGGTTCAGCGGGCTATCGAGGCGGCAGCCGCTGACTCGAGCGCCAACGACATCGTATTGCGGATCGACTCGCCCGGCGGCGCCGTCGACGGCACCCAGGAACTCGCCGACGCCATCTACCTGGCCAGGCAGCAGAAGCCGGTGATCGCACAAGTGGACGGCATGATGGCCTCGGCCGCACTCTTCGCCGGGGTGCAGGCGAGCACGGTCCGGGCCGGCCGCGACAACCTGGTCGGCTCGATCGGCGTCCGCATGACGCTGATCGACGCCTCGCGCCTCTTCGCCAACGAGGGGGTCGAGGTGGTCTCGATCGATACGGGGAAGTACAAGTCGGCCGGGCTGATCGGCACGGAGATCACGCCCGAGCAGCGCCAGGACTTTCAGCGGATCGTCGATGCGGCGATGGACGATTTCGTCGCCGCCGTCAGTCGCGGTCGGGGCATGACGGAGCAAAAGGTCCGTCAGCTCGGCGACGGGCGAATCTTCACGGCGCCAGAAAGTGTGGAAAACGGTCTGGTCGACACGATCGCCACCTTGGACGAGACGATGGCCGAGCGGACGAGAAATGCGCAGCATCGCCGTCGCCGGGCCCGGGCGATGGCGCTGGCGACCGGCAAGAGGGCTTGACGGCCGATCCACCAGCGCTATCTTGAAAGAGAACAAACGAAGTCACCGGTTGTGCGGCGCGGCCCGCCGAGATGGGCGGCCGCACACCTGAGACGACGGCTAACCCGCTTGCAGAGCTCAAACGGCACGGGTCGTCAGCAATGAACTCGGATTCATTGCCGGCGGCGCGTGCCGTTTTGCGTTGCCCGCCGGCTCTGGAGGGCAACCATGGACCCGATCACAAAACTGCGTTCCGAGGCCGAAGCCTCCTTGGCCAAAGCGAAGGAGATCCACGATAAGGGCGAGGCCGAACATCGCGACCTGACCGACGAGGAGCAAAAAGAGTTCGATCGGTTGATGGCTGAGGCGAAGGCCAAGAGCGACGAAGCGGACCGTCTCGAACAGGCACAGACCAATCGCCAGCAGCGTGGCGCTCAGCTCTCTGGCTTGGATCGGCACTTCAGCCAATCCCCCGGCCGGCAGACGAATCCCGGACAGCCGACGCAGCGACCGCGCGTCGAGGTCAGCGAGCCGAACGCGCAGGCCGATCACTGGCTCGGCTTTCGCAATGCGGCGGACTTCGCGGTCGCGGTGCAACGCGCCTGCATCCCCGGGGGCAGGCTCGATCCGCGGTTCACCAACGACCGTTATGCCGCGCCCACGAATTTCCACGAAACCAGCGGCACGGACGGGTACATGGTACCGCCGGCCATGCGGGATCAAATCTGGGAGCTGGTCTTCAGTGACGTCGATTACCTGAGTTCCGTCGACAGCGAGCCGACCGATTCGAACTCGGTGCAACTGATTGCCGATGAAACGACGCCCTGGGGATCGACCGGCGTGCAGGCCTATTGGCGGTCCGAAGGGGCTCAGATGACTGCCAGCCGCCTGGCGACGAAGGGACGCACCGTCAACCTCGACGAACTCTATGCGTTTGTCCTGGCGACCGACGAGCTGCTGATGGACGCCTCGCGGCTGAACAGCCGACTCACGGTGCAGGCCGCCCGCGCGATTCGGTGGAAAGCGAACGACGCCATCGTCTACGGCACGGGCGCCGGGCAGCCGCTCGGCTTCTTCTCGTCGGCAGTGCTGGTCAGCGTGGCCAAGGAGGGCAGCCAGGCCGCCGATACCATCGTCGCGGCCAATGTGCTGAAGATGTTCAGCCGACTCTTGACGGCCGGACTGCAGAACGTCTTCTGGACGGTCAACCCCGACGTGCTGCCGCAACTCGGCGTGATGACCATCGGCGATCAGCCCATCTGGACGCCGCCGTCCAGCGGCCTGCGTGAGGCCCCCGGCGGCTTCCTGCTCGGCCGGCCGGTCCGCTTCTCCGAGCACAACAAGACTCTCGGCGACAAGGGGGACATCTTCCTGATCGATCCGATGGGTTACTACCTGACCATGAAACGGGGCGGAGTTCAATCGGCCAGCTCGATCCACCTGTACTTCGACTACAACATCACGGCCTTCCGCTGGACCTTCCGGCTCGGCGGCCAGCCGCATCTGTCCGCGCCCATCTCGCCGGCCAACGGCTCGGCGACCAAGAGCCATTTCGTCACCCTCGACGAGCGGGCGTAACCCGCAGAGGTACCGCGTCACCGACCCCAAGCCAGGAGAAAAAAATGTCCGTGCAAGCGAATCCGAACCTGTTGCCCAGCGACCAGGCGGCGCTGGTCGACGCCATCGATCCTGACGCCTATGCGGCGGCCGCCTACTCGACCGCCTGGATCGCGGCCAAGAATTTCGCCGCGTTCATGGCGACGGTCTACGCTGGCACGATCGAGGCGACGGGCACCGTCGACGCCAAGCTGCAGCAGGCCACCGACAGCAGCGGTACGGGCGTCAAGGACGTCACCGGCAAGGCGATCACCCAACTCACCGCCGCCGGAACCGACAGCGACAAGCAAGCGATCATCAACTGCCGGGCCGAGGAGCTGGACGTGGCCAACGGCTTCGACTACCTCCGGCTGACCGTCACGCTCGGGACCGCCGGCGCGGACATGGGAGCCGCCCTCTACGGCTTCTATCCCCGCTACGGGCCGGCCTCCGACAACGACGCCGCCAGCGTCGACGAGATCGTCAGTTAGTCTCGCGATACCAGAGACAAGGCAAGGGGAGAGCGAACGATGGCGGATGAACCGAAGCTGATCAAGGTGCAGTTCGTGCGTGACTACACCGTGCAGGCCGACCGGGGCCAGACGTACGAGGAGGGCCAGGTCGTCCAGCTGCCCGAGGCGTCTGCGAACCACTTCTTGGCGCGCGGCGCGGCGGAGCTGGTCGACGTCGACAAGGGCCGCGCCGCAAAAAAGTAGACGACGGGCGGCGCTATACACAGTACGGCGAGCTGCCCGAGGACATCCGGCCGCGCAGCGCGGCAGACCTGATGGACGATCCGAGCATCTGGAGATGAACGGTGTCCCTGAGTGTGGTGACCGAACCTGCGGACGGACTCGATCCCGTCGACCTCAGCGCGGTGAAAGCTGAGATCGGCGTCGAGGAAGCAGAGCACGACGGCCGCATCCGGGAACTGATCCTGGAAGCGACCAGGCGAGCAGAAGTGATTCTGGGCGTCAAGCGGCTCATGAGTGCGACGCTGCGGAAGGGATGGGATGCCTTTCCGCCGGAGCCGTTCCTCCGCCTGCAGCCGCGGCTGACCTCGGTCAGCGCCTTGACCTACGTCGACACCGCCGGGGCGACGCAAACGTGGGACGCCGCGAACTACGTCGTCGACGCGGCCAGCCTGGTCGGCGAGCTGCACCTGGCGTGGGGGATCGCTTGGCCCGCGATCCAGCCGCGACCGAACGCGGTGCAGGCGACCTTTCTCGCCGGCTACCAGACGCAGGGTGAGATCCCGGCCAGCATCAAGAGGGCGATCAAGTTCTACGCCGTCCAGATGTTCTGGTTGGAGACCTCGCCGCGGACGACGGTCCGCGACGTGCTCGACGGTTTTAAGGATCTGTTGTGGCCCGAGCGGGTCTTGAACCTCGGCTTAGAAGCCAATGCGTAGCGTTGCGGCGAAGGTCAAGCGTTCAGTCCGCGAACAGCGCGAGACGGGTCAGTGAAATATCCGCACCGGATCACCATCATGCGGCCGCCTGGTCCGGAGGAGAACCAGGATGAAGCTGGGCAGCCGCGCGGCGGCGTGGAAGTCGCCAGGCCATGGGCGATGGTGAAGCCGCGCAGCGGCAATGAACGGCGGGAAGCCGAGCAGACGGTGGGGGACGTGACGCACGACGTCGAGTTGGCGTTTCGCCGCGGGATCACGCCCGAGATGTGGGTCCTGTTTCGCGGCCGGCGGCTCAATATCGTGCAGGTGATTAACTGGCAGGAACGCAACCGCATGCTGATCCTGCAGTGCAGAGAGAAGGTGTGACGATGGCGCGTGCCGGCGGCGGCGTAGGCGGCGACTTGTCGATCGACGGACTCCAGCCGCTGCTCAAAAAGCTGGACGCTCTAGGGCCGAAGCTTGCGGGCAAGATCGGCCGCCGAGCACTGCGCGAGGGGGCGAAGATTTTCCAGCAGCAGGCCAAGGCCAACGCGCCGGTGAAGGACGGGCTGCTGAAAGGGTCGATCCGCGTGCGGGCCGGCAAGCGGAGCCGGACGGGGATCAGCTACCTGGTCCAGACGGGCGAGGGCTTTTTCAAAGGCGAGACGTTTTACGGCGCCTTCGTGGAGTTGGGTCACAAGGCCGGCTCGAGAAAACTGGGCGACGATCGTGCCAAGGTCGAGGCGCGGCCGTTTCTGCGGCCGGCGTTCGACCAGAAGAAGGCGGCCGCCCAGCGCGCCGTCGAGCGGCGTCTCAAGCAAGGGATCGAGTCGGGGTAACGCATGATCGAGTGGGACGTCCGTACACTCCTGGCGCAGCACACGAACATCGTGGCCGCGGTCGGCTCGCGCATCTACCGCAAGATTCCACAGCAGGCGCGCTATCCGCTGATCCGCTTTCTGCCGGTCTCCGAGGAGCCGATCCAGACGCTCGACGGCCCGCAGGACCTGGAATCGATCCGGTTGCAGATCGACGCCATCAGCGAGGACCCGCGCGAGGCGCGGACGATCGCCGAGCTCGTGAGGTATGCGCTCGACGGCTACACGGGATCGATCGGCGAGTCCAATATCCGCGCGATCACCCGGCAGCCGGGCGGCGTCAGTCTCGACGTCCCCCGCGGCGACGGCTCCGATGACATCGTGTTCGCCGTCGTGCGGGATTATGTGGTGTGGTTCGAACAGAGCGTGCCAACCTTTTGAGGGGTAAACCATGACCAAGATCGTCGGCAAAGGCTGCGAGCTGCAGCTTGACGTATCGACCGTCTATACGACGATCGCGTCGGTCAACAACATTTCCGGCCCGACGGCCGAATACGGCACGACCGACGCGACGACGCTGGATTCCACGGCGCGCGAGAAGCTGAAGACCATCTTCGACGGCGGACAGGTGACCTTCGAGTGCGTCGGCGATCCGGCCGCCGCGAACTTCCAACTGCTGACCGACGTGCTGAAGACGACCACGATTGACAACTGGAAGTTGGTGTTCTCCGATGCGGCCAGCACCGAGTGGCCGTTCACCGGCTACTGCACGAAGGTGGAGCCGAGCGGCATCAACGTCGACGGCCACGTGGTCTTCAATTCGACGATCGAGGTGTCGGGCGACATCACCTACCCGACCTAAGCGCGAAACGGGACCAACCATGAAAGTAAAGATCACCAAGAAATGCCGCTCGGTCTCCGGCGAGCATATGCCGGGCGTCGAGATCGAGCATGCGGAGGCCCATCGGCTCATCAAGCTGGGCGTGGCCGAACCTGCCGACAAGGAGGCCGAGGTCTGGTGCAAGCTCTACCAGGCCAAACAGGCGGCGGCGGACAAACGGGCGACCGCCCGAGAGAAGCAAGCGGCCGCCGCTCGCCTGGCCGCATTCGAAAAGCAGCTTCTCCAAGGCTTGAAGTAATTTTGATGCCGCGAATGTTTGA